GAGGCGGATGCGGTGACGAAGACGGTGCGGGCTGTGTCGGCGCGTGATCGGTACGGCAAGACGAAGCAGATCGAGGCGGAGTAGTGCCTTGGAAGCCCCTGTCGGAGGATGACTTTCCGACGCTCGGTTGGCATGTCGCGGATCAGATGGCCGAGTATTTGGGCCGTCCGGATGCTGGTGATGATGAGCAGGACGAGCCGTTTATCGTCACCCGTGAGCAGCAGGATTTCTTGAACGAGTTGTACCGCCTGGACCCGGCGACGGGGAAGCGGTTGATTCACCGGGCGATGATGGTGAAGCCTCGTGGGTGGGGTAAGTCCCCGTTTGTTGGGGCGATCATGATCGCGGAGGGCATGTTCGAGGTTGTCCCGGATGGGTGGGATGCGGACGGTCAGCCTGTGGCGAAACCGTGGTCGCGTGTGCGCACCCCATACGTGGCGGTCGCGGCGGTCACCGAGGAGCAGACGAAGAACACGTGGGAGCCGCTGCTCGAGATGCTCCGCAACGGGTCCGCGCCGGACGAGTTCAACTGTGACCCGATGGATTCGTTTGTGGCGCTCGAGCGTGGCCGTATCGCCCCGATCACCGCGTCACCGCTGTCGATCAAGGGGTTCAAGGCTGTTGCTGCGTCTCTGGATCAGACGGAGACGTGGTTGCGGAACAACTCGGGTGTGAAGCTCGCCCAGACGCTACGGAACAACGCGACGAAGCTCGGTGGGGTGACGATCGAGACGCCGAACGCGTACACGTTGGGTGAGCGGTCGGTCGCGGAGGAGTCGTTCGCGTTCTGGGATCTGATCCAGTCCGGGAAGCATGAAGCGCTTGAGGATGTGCGGTCGATCTACGTTGATCACCGTGTGACTCCGCCTGTGGATGTGGGCGATCATGATTCGTTGATTGACGGGTTGCGGGTCGCTTATGGTGATTCGTCGGCGGACCCGCGCGGGTGTGTGCTGCATGACCCGCCGTGCGAGCCGGGATGGTCTGATCTTGAGCGCATCGCACTCGACTTCTTGGATACGTCGAACGACATTGCGCAGATGCGTGCCGACTTTCTCAACCAGGTGGATACGGCCAGGGATGCGTACGTGTCTGACCCGGAGCTGCGGGCGGTGCTCGCGCACAAGGAGATCAGTCGGAACGAGCCGATCACGCTCGGGTTCGATGGCTCCGAGGGGCGGAAGCGGGGTATCGCGGACTCGACGGTGTTGGTCGGGTACTCGGTTTCCCAAAAGCACATCTTCAAGATCGGGCTGTGGGAGCAGCCGGAGGGTCCTCGTGGTGAGGGTTGGCAGCCGCCGAAGGATGAGATCGCGGCGAAGGTGAAGGAGACGTTCGCAAAGTTCCATCCGGTCGGGTTCTATGCTGACCCGTCCGCTGGGTGGGCTGGTGATGTGAAGGGGTGGGAGGCCACCTATCACGGCCGACTCAAGGCGAAGGTGACCGCGAACGAACCGATCCGGTGGCGGCAGCGTGACGTGACCCGGACGGCGGAAACGTTCGAGCAGTTGTACTCGATGATCCGCAACGGTGAGGTCACGATCGAGGATGATCCGGATCTGATCCGGCACTTCCTGAACGCTCGTCGCGACCCTCGTCGGGCTGGGTACGTGCTGAAGAAAGCAGACGACAACCAGGACTTCGGGAAGATCGACCTCACTTGGGGGGCGATGTTCGCGGTCGCAGCCGGTTTGGATGCGATCGGTAAGGGAATCAATAACGCGGGCCGGAGGGCTCCACGTCGCATCAGGTAGGAGGTGGTCTGGTGTCTCCAGAAGACTACTTCCCGATCCTGCTCACCATGCTCGGTGAGCGGCTTCCCGAGATCAAGCTGTCGCGGCAGTATGTGGATGGCGACGCGCCGCTGCCCGAGATGGGCAAGAACCTGCGTGAGTCGTGGGAGACGTTCCAGAAGAAGTCGCGAACGAACCTCGGCGGGAAGACATGCCAGTCGCTCGTCGGACGCATTCGGCCGATCGGCATCCGGTCGGTAGACGAGCTGCTGGCGGTTGAGGCGCGGAAGTTCTGGCGTGACAACCGTCTCGGTACGGTGTTCGCGGATGCGATATGGGACGCCGTGGCGACCGGGTACGGGTACATCCTCACCCAGGATGTAGACGGGGTTCCGATCCCGACTCGTGAGCGTCCGGAGCAGATGATCACTATTCCTGACCCGTTGCAGCCGTGGCGTGCGGTGGCTGCGTTGAAGGCGTGGCGTGACAAGATCCGTGGCGTCGACTACGCCACCGTGTGGGTTCCGGGGGTGGAGCAGAAGTACCGGCGTGATGCGAAGTCCGAGCTCGGCGGGTACAAGAAGCTAAACCGTGACGGGTGGGAGGTTGTCGAGACAACCGAGTACCTGGGCGGTGTTCCGGTGCACACGCTCGAGAACGAGTTCGGTGTGAGCGAGGTCACCCCGCACCGCGACGTGATCGACCGGATCAACCTCGGTAAGTTGCAGCGGCTCACCACTGTGGCGATGCAGGCGTACAAGCAGCGCGCGATCGAGGGTGGGCTGCCGGAGGAGGACGAGGACGGCAATTCGATCGATTACTCGAAGATCTTCGAGCCCGCACCTGGCGCGATCTGGGATCTGCCAGCCGGAGTGAAGATCTGGGAGTCGACGGATGGTGCGGCTGGTATCCAGGCGATGTTGTCCGGTGAAGAGAAGGACATCCGCGAGTATTGCGGTGTCACGGGCACGCCGATGTCGATCTTCCTCCCGGATGCGCAGAATCAGTCCGCTGAGGGTGCGATCAATGCCAAGGAGGGCGAGATCGCGAAGGCGGAGAAACGGATCGATTTGTTCCGGCCAGCCCTTGAGGGAGCCGTCATCGACGCGATGCGAATCCAGGGGGTGGACACAGCAGAGACTCTTGAGATCCAGTTCGCGCCGGCCGCCCACGTGTCGTGGCAGGAGAAGGCCTCTGCGGCATCTCTGGCGAAAGCGTCGGGGATGAGCCTGCGGTGGGTGGCGCGTCACATCTGGGGCATGTCGGAGGATGAGTTCGCGGAGATGCAGGCGGATGTGGCCGCTGAGCAGATGGATCTTCTCGCGTTGACGGGTGCTGCTGGTGGCGACGCGGCTTGATGCGCTCGAGCGGGCGTACGCGGATGCGGCGTGGAAGATTCGGTCGCAGACGGTCGATGTGGCTCGGCTGCTGTGGTCGTCGTCTCCGTCGCTGCGTGACGCGGACGTAGCGCGCATCCGGAGGCTGTTGGTGCCGCGTGTGCAGGGTGCGCAGTTGCAGGTGGCTGCGTTGACGAACGCCTATGTGCGGGGGTTGGCGAAGCTGGATGGGGCTGCGGCGGCGGTGGCGCCCATTGACCGGGATGCGGTCGTCGGGTATCGGGGTGTGGCTGCGGATGTGGTGTACGCGCGGCCCGCGGTGGAGACGTACACGGCGCTGTCGAAGGGTGCTGATTTTGCGGCGGCGAAGCAGCAGGGGTTGAACCGGCTGCTGGGGATTGTGTCGACCGATATCCAGCAAGCGCGCACACGACAAGCGTCGGCGGCATATCAGCGGTCGGGGTACGAGTACACGGTGCGGACGTTGACGGGGCGTGAGAACTGCGCCTTGTGTGTGATCGCGTCGACGCAGCGGTACACGGTGAAGGCCGGCGAGCTGCTTCCCGTGCATCCGGGGTGTGACTGCGGGCAGCGGGGGATCAAGGCTGCCGGCGATCCGGGCCAGGTGATCGACCCGGATCTGCTCGAGATGACGCACGCGATGGTGGAGGCGAAGTTTGGGGACACGGATCGCGGGGCGCGGGTCCTGCCTGGTGCGCCCGGTTTGAACCCGTTGTCTGACTATGCCGATCTGATCGTCACGCATGAGCATGGCGAGTTCGGGCCGACTTTGGCGTGGCGTGGTGAGCACTTTACTGGGCCGTCCGATTTGTCGATGGCTCTTTCTTGAACTTCCCGCATTGAGCGGGCAAGCAGCGCCGGAATGGTGCTGTCCATCTTCCGAAACGGAGAACACCCATGTCCAAGACCCCGGAGGAGATCGCTGCTGAGGAAGCCGCCGCAAAGGAGGCTGCCGAGAAGGCTGCGAAGGAAGCCGAGTCGCCCGAAGCGAAGCTCGCTGCCGCGTTGGCGGAGGCGGAGAAGTGGAAGGCGATGTCTCGTAAGAACGAGGCGCAGGCGAAGGAGAACGCGGAGAAGGCGAAGAAGTTCGACGAGGCCGAGGAGGCCAACAAGTCCGAACTCGAGAAGGCCATCGCGCGTGCTGAGGCGGCTGAGAAGGCGATCGCGGAACGTGACGCCAAGGAAGCCGCATCGAAGCTCGCGGAAGAGGTCGCGAAGGAGAAGAGCACCGATGGTCGCGAGATCCCGGCATCTGCCCTTCGCGGTGCGACCCGTGAGGAGCTTGAGGCACACGCGGACGCGATCCTCGCCCTGCTTCCCGTGAAGCCGAAGGGCGCCACTGGTGGAACCGGTGGGGACAGGGGAACCGACATTGACGAGGAAGAGGCGGACGCGAAGGAGATCGCGGCCAACATCCGAGTCTGACCACCGCCGCAACATCCGTTGGCGGCGGCACATCAACCTGAAAGGGGTGCCCAAATGGCACACATCTTCGAGAAGGCGGAGAAGGTCGCAGGCGTTGGCCTGGGTCTGCTCCAGCGACTCATTGTCCTGCCTGGCCTGTTCGCTAACCGGTACGGCATCTTGGACTTCAAGGGCGCGAGGGGCGACGTCGTGAACGTGAAGCGTCCTGCGCTCCTCAAGGCGCGCGATGCGGGTTTCCGCAGCCGTAACGCGATCATCATGGATGACCTGGTGCAGTCCCGCATCCAGGTGAAGCTGACCCGGTACCCGTACTCGGGTGTGCAGCTCACCGATGAGGAACTGACGCTCGACATCGAGAACTTCGCCCAGGAGGTCACCGCCCCGCAGGCGCGTGCCCTCGCGGAGGACTTCGAGAACACGATCGCGTCGACCCTCGCGGGCGCGTCGTACGTGCACACGGTGACGTTCGACACGGGCGGTACCGCCGAACAGAAGGATCCGCGCAAGGTCGCGATCGAGGCGCGCAAGCTCCTCAACAGCTCGGATGTGCCCGCGTCGGGCCGGTACTGGCTGGTCGGATCCGAGGTGTCGGCGGCGATCGCGAAGTTCGACAAGCTTCTCGATGTCGACACGTCCGGTCTGCCGGAGGCTGTCCGGGAGGGTGTCGTCGGGAAGCTTGCCGGGTTCACCATCATCGAGTCGAACGCGCTCGACGGTGACGAGTCGTACTTCGTGCACAACTCGGCCATCGCGCTTGCGGTGGTGGCTCCGGCTGCTCCGAAGGGTGCAACGTCGGCGGGTGTCGCGGTTGAGGGCGGTCTGGCAGTGCGTCAGCTGTTCGACTACGACAGCGACGCGCTCGCGGATCGTTCGATCCTGTCGGTGTTCACGGGCGCTGCAGTGGTCGAGGACCCGATCGTTGAGGACGGTGTGATCAGCATCACCGAGGGCGAGGTGGACATGCACTTCGTCCGTGCGGTGAAGGTCAACTTCACCGAGGGCGACGAGGGCGACGACGAGTCGAGTTCGTCTAGCAACTAACCCCTAGGTGACTCGAAGGAGGTCAGGTGATGGCTGATGAGTATGTGCCGCTCGCGTCGAGCGACGATGTGAAGGCTGTGCTCGGTCGTGACCTGACCTCCGGAGAGTCCGCCAAGGTGGGTGCGGTCATGGCGAAGGCGTCTGAGTTGTTCCGGCTGCGCTCGGGCCAGATGTTCACTCCGGGTGAGTCGGTGGTGCGGCTCAAGGTGGACGGTGGTGAGGTGCGTCTCCCGCAGCGGCCGGTGGTTGCTGTGGAGTCGGTCACCCGCGACGATGGCACCCCCGTGCAGTGGTCGCTGTTCGGGTCTGTGCTGACGGTTCCGCTTCGATCGTCCGATTTTGTGCGCGTCACTTACTCGCATGGTGGTGTCGTGCCCGAGGTGGTGAAGCAGTGCATCGCGGAGGTTGCGGCGCGGGTGCTCACCGTGGACCCGGTGGCTGCGACCGGTGTGACGCAGCACGGTAAGACGGATGGGCCGTTCTCGGAGCAGTTCACTTTCGCGGCGTGGGCGGTTGGTGGGCAGACGCTCCTGTCGCCTGCGGATGAGGCGTTGGCGGCATCATTCCGGGTGAAGCTCGGCCACACGGTGGTGCTGCGGCCATGAGGATCCCCATCTACCGGGCGGCTGAGGCGGTCGACGAGTACGGCGACCCGCGCCCGGTCGGACCTGTCGACACCTGGCCTGAGGTGCTCGAGATTGAGGGGCGTCACGCGCCCGCGAACCCGGCTGAACCGTTGGCGGTGGGCCGGAACACGGTTATCGCGGGTGGCACCGTGTATTCGCGTGACCTGGCCGCCCGTAACGTGCTGCCCACGGACGCGGTTGGCATCGGTGGTGTCCGTTACATGGTCGACGGTCAGGTCGGTGTGTGGTCGGAGGTCGGGGTTCAGTTCGCTGTGAAGGCGGTGTCCTGATGCCGGTCCGGTTCCCGATGGATGGGCGGAACCGGAAGGCGGTTCGTGAGGCTCTGCTGCTCGACACGGTTGGGTCGGGTGTTGAGGATGCGCTTGTGCAGGCGGCGGAGCGTGCTGCGGGGCCGGATCAGGAAGTGTTCGTGTCTCGGTCGTACGGGCCTGCTGGTCGTGTGTCGGTGTGGATCGTGGACCGGACGACCGGCGACGTTCGGGAGCGTTCTGCGGCGCTCACGGCTGCACTGGCGCGCGTAACACTCTAGGGAGGCCCAGATGGTCGAGTTCGCGGTTCGATGGCCGGACATGCGCCTGTGGGCGATCGAGCGGGCCAAGGTTGCTGCGCTCGCGCCCGGTGTGCGGGTGTCGGCGGAGCGCGACGAGACACTGACAACGCAGGTGGTGATTTCGGTGGTCCCGGCGCAGCTCGAGACGGCGGTGTCGAGGCAGGTGATCGTCACCGTGGAGGCGTGGGCTGCCGACAAGAAGGCCGGGTTCGACCTGTGCCAGGACGTGATGTTCACGCTCGCGTCTACCCCGCCGCGGGGCGTGTTCGTGCGGTTGGTCGGAACGGCCGGGCCGCAGGAGCGCCGCGACGAAGCGGGCCACTACTTCTATTCCGGGACCGTCACGGTTGTGTGCGGTCCCGTTCTCTAACTCCGCGAGTTGCCAGCGGATTCCCCATAAATATCGACAAGGAAGGCGACTGGCATGGTTGCACTCATCGAGAACGACCGCGCGAACAACGCGGATCTCGTTCGGCTCATCAAGGACGGGCGCATCCTCGTGGGTGCGTACGGTGAAGTGGCTGCCCCGAGCGGGCTTGACTGGGATCCGTCTGCGGATATCGCCGCAGGTGATTTGGTGGATCTCGGGTACTACTCCGATACCGGTTTCACGTTGACGCCGGAGCCTGGCGACAACACGCAGATCAAGGCGCACAACAAGGACGTCGTGATCGACGAGGACGAGCCGGGTACGTGGGCGGCGGCGTTCTCCTCGATTCAGGAGGGCCGCAAGCAGGCGGAGATGTACTTCGATGCGACGATCGACGGCACGGACGGGTCGGTCACTGTTTCGTCTGCGGCGGTGGCGACGTATCGGTCTCTGATCCTTGTCGGCTACTCGGCTGACGACGATCTGATCCTGGTGCACGCGCCGCGTGTGAAGGTTGCGGATCGTGAGGCGATGAACTTCAACGCGACCGATCCGTCCGCGTACGGCATGACGTTGCGGTTCTTCAAGGATCCGGTGACGGGGTACATGTTCAAGGGGTGGCGGTCGCAGTGGAAGGACTCGGAGGAGTCCAGCTCGTCCAGCTCGAGCAGCGAGTCGATGTAATGGCTCTTCCCGACCTGGTTTGGCTTGTCCGCCCCGGTGACGACAACGAGGAGCTGAGGTACAGCCTCCGCTCTGTGGCGCGGAACGCTGATGGTCTGTTCCGGAAGGTGTGGATCGTTGGCACGGTGCCGTCGTGGGTTACCGGGGTGGAGGGGTTGCCGCTCGACCCGGCAGCGGAGAAGTTCGCGAACATGCGGCAGTCGTTGGCGGCGGTCGTCCGTGACCGGCGTGTGGCTGCTCAGATTGTGGTCTTCAACGACGATCACTTCGTGACGGAGCCGATCACCGAGTGGGCGGCGTTTCATCTTGGGCGCACATCCGCGTATGTGCAGCATCTTGCGTCGATCGGTACAACGTCGAAGCGGAACACATGGGTGCGGGCGGTGGAGAACACTGCCGAGTGGATGCGTGCCGAGGGGCACGGGGATATCTACTGCTACGAGGCGCACACGCCGCTACTGTTCAACCGGCGTGCGTTGGCGGCTGCGTTGGATGCGTACCCGGCTGATCGGTCGTTGGCGTATCCGGGCCTGTATCCGGTCGCTGGTGCGGCCGGTGAGGGTGTGAACGCGGGGAACTCGAAGGTGGTTCGTCCGGGCGAGCTGGCGGTGAAGGTTGCGCTGCCGATGCCGTATCTGTCGAGCAACGATGCGTCGTTCGCTGACGGTGAGGTTGGCGCCCACATTCGGGCGATGTTCCCTGAGCCGTCGCCGTTCGAGATGTGAGACTCCGGTCGGGTGGATGAGGCAACCTCCACCCGACCGGTTCGATTCTACGGTTGCCGCCAAGAAGGTTGCCATGACTGAGATTCAGATCACTCCGGAGCGGGTGGAAGCACCCACGATCGGGTTCGACATCGCCGGGTACGGGAAGTTCCTGCTGCCGATCATCGGCCAGCCGGGGGTGCCGTTCGGCATCACGAACGCGTTCGGGCTTTTCGAGAATGCGCAGAACGGGTCGGACGATCAGAAGATGTCGGCGTGGGCGCTGCTGATCCAGACCCTCGCTGACCAGTACCCGCAGGCGGTTCGTGTCCTGTCGCGGCTCGACAAGGACACTGTGCAGGATGTGTTCACCAAGTGGGGTTCCGCGTCGAAGGAGTACGACCCAAAAGTGTGATCCTGCCCGCGTTGGTGCGTTGGCACCGTGCCCCGCTCAGAGTTGATCTGGCGGGGTACGGGCTGACGTTACATACGTCAGGCGACGACTGGGTTGTGGCCCGGTCTGGTGTCAGGCTCGGGTGGAACGAGACATGGGATTTCGTGGCCGAGCTTCTGCGGTTGCCGTCGTCACATCTTGTGTCTGCGATGAACGGTGACCGGTATGTTCCGCACCCTGCAGAGCGTGCCGCGTGGGCGACGTTCGAGCAGTGGGTGAACACGCAGATCAGGACTCCGGCGTGGAGGCGGGTTGCCCGCCCGTGGCATGGGGTGAAGCCGACCTACATGACAGCAGATTCGCCGCGTGAGATGGATGAGCGGCGCGAACGGAGGGCGCGCCTCGCCACACTGTTCTAGTAGTAGGTCAGCTCGGATACGACGGGTGCGTCGTTCGTCCCCGAGACGTAGCACTCCACGTTTACGTCCTGTTTGTTTCCGGCCGCGTTCTCGACGGTCGTGTCGACCTTCACGAACCAGCGGTCGTCTACGAGTTCTTCTGCGAGCAGTCCGGTCAGCCAGTGGGGTTTCGCGCCGTAAGGGAACTCGGCGTAGATCCGGTCCTCGCATGCCCACCGCGCCTCATACCGTTCGAGTCCCGCGGTCGTGGCGGGTTCGGATTCCGGCTCGGGAGTCGGTTCCTGGGTGGGCTCCGGTGTGGGAGTCTCGGTCGCTTCGGCGGTCGGTTCCTGAGTCGGTTCTGCGAACCCGCCGCGAGCGATGTTTCCACTGATTCCTGCGATCAGGCCACCTCCTACAAGGACGGCCCCGATCACGATCCATGTTTTCTTGCTGAGCGCCATGCCCGCACACTAGCGGGTTGCGCTGACGTTAGTGCGCGCCCGAGTTGCCGTGGGTGCCCCCAAGAGAGGGGTCTTCGTGGCTGCTGAAGCAACACTTTGGGTGGAGATCACCCCGACGACGAAGGGGATCAAGGGGAAGGTCGAGCGGGAGTTCGGCCAGGGGTTCTCTGCTGTCGAGTCGCGCGGTAAAGGGCTGTGGGGTCGCATCGGTGACGGTGTGAAGGGTCTCGCCGCGACGGTGACGGGGGTTCTTGGCGCCGCGTTCACGAAGGCTGCGGTCGGGGGATTCGCCCGCCTGCTGAACATCGAGGACGCGCAGGCGAAACTGCGGGGCCTGGGGAATGATGCCGCGTCGGTCGAGAAGATCATGGCGAACGCGTCCGCGTCGGTTGAGGGGACGGCGTTCAGTCTCGACGCTGCGGCGACTGCTGCTGCTGGTGCGGTTGCTGCCGGGATCAAGCCTGGTCAGGAGCTTGAGCGGGTGTTGTCGTCGGTGGCGAACGCGGCGGCGGCTACCGGGTCCGGCATGGACGACATGGGGGCGATCTTCAACAAGGTTGCGTCGTCGGCTGGTGGTGCGATCACGACGGAGATTCAGCAGGTCGCGGATCGTGGTCTGCCGATATGGCAGTCCCTTGCGGATGTGATGGGTGTCACGACTGCTGAGGCGAAGAAGCTTTCGTCGGAGGGGAAGATCAGCTTCGACATCTTCGAGCAGGCGGTGTCGAGCGCTGCGGGGACCGTCGCGGATGAGCTGGGCGGCACGGTTCGGGGGTCGTTCGACAACTTCATGAACTCGTTCAGTCGGGTCGGTGCGGCGTTCCTTGAGTCGAGCTTCCCGTTGATCGCGCCTGTCCTGCAGACGCTGCGGGCGGCCGTTCTGGGGTTGGTGGAACCGGCTGGCGTTTTGGGCGAAAAGTTCGCGGGGGCGCTTGCGTCGGTCGGTGACGTGTTCTCGGGGATGGCTGAGGGTGCTGCTGGGCTGGCGCCGGTTCTGGGGCCGCTGGCTGGCGCGTTCTTGGCTCTCGGTGCTGGTGCGTTGCCGGGGCTACTTGGTGGCCTGCCGCTGGTCGGGCCGATGCTCGCGAAGCTTGCTGGGCCGCTCGGGATGCTCGGTGGGCCGATCGGGTTGATCGTGGGGGCGTTCGCCGGGTTGGTCGCCGTGTCGCCGGAGCTGCGGGAAGCGCTTGGCGGACTCGTCGGTGGCGTTTTTGGGGCGTTGACCGACGTGTTCGCCCAGTTGCAGCCGGTTATTGCTCAACTGGTGCCGCTGATCGTGTCGCTAGCGCAGACTCTCGGTGGTGTGCTCGCAGACGTGATCAGCGCGATCGTGCCTGTGATCGTCGAGTTGGTCGGGCTCTTCGCTGGGCTGCTTGCGCAGGCGCTGCCTCCGCTGATCACGATCGTGTCGCAACTGGCGTACGCGCTCGGGAAGGTGCTGACAGTCATCGCGCCGATCGTGGAGGCGGTTCTGACCGCGCTGATGCCGGTGATCGGGGAACTCGTGCCCGTGGTCGGAATGCTGCTCGAGGCGTTCCTGCCTGTGGTGTCGATTCTGCTCGACGCGCTGATGCCAATTCTCGATATGGTTATCGGGCTGGTCGTGATGCTGGCGGAGGCGTTCGCTCCGCTGATTGGCGACATTCTGCCGCTACTGATGACGATCTTCACGAAGAGTGTCGTACCGATACTCGGTGTCGCTGCGGAAGCCCTCTACAACCTGTTTGCCGCGATCGGCCCGATCGTTGATGCGATTGCGACCGCGCTGATGCCGATCATCGAGGCGCTGATGGGGGTACTTGGGGGTCTGATTAACTTCTTGGTCGGCGTTTTTACCGGCGACTGGGAACGCGCCTGGGGCGGAATCAAGGACTTCTTCGGCGGAATCTGGAACACGATCGTGTCGATCGTCGAGGGCGCTGTGAATCTGGTGATCGGGCTCATCAATGGGCTTATCACCGGGCTTAACGGGATCACGGAGAAGGTCGGCATCCCGGCCATTCCGCTAATCGGATACGTCGACTGGTCGGTGGCGAAGCTCGCGGCGGGCGGGTACGTGAGCTCGGGTGGGGGCGGTGTGCTCGCGCAGGTCGGTGAGGGCCGGTACGACGAGGTTGTGCAGCCGGTCGGTGGGCCGAAGTTCGAAACGTTTGTGGATTCGTTGGCGGCACGTCTCGGCGCGGGTGGTGGCGAGTCGGAGCCGATCGAGTTGTCGGATCAGACGCTGCAGCGGTTGGCGCGTCTGGCTGCGGATGCGTTCGTGGCGGCGTTGCGGGCTGAGTCGCGGAAGGCGGTGGCGTGATGACGACGTACACGCAGGCATTGTCCGGTGGTAACAACTACCCGGCCGCGGATCTTCGGCTTGAGTTGACGGTTCAGTCGTCGAACGCGGTGTCGAACACGTCGGTGTTGGCGTACAAGTTGTTCTTGCGGCGTGGTGGCACGGGTGGGCAGTCGACGTTCTCGGGGAATGAGCACCCGTTCGCGTTGCGAATCTCGGGCCAGAACCTTGATGGTGAGTCGACCTATGATTTCCGGGCGTCGTCCGGGAGGGGGTCGGTTGGGGCTGAGTCGCTGCTGCGTCAGGGGACGGTCACGGTTGATCATGCGGCTGCTGGTGGTGGGTCGGCGGCGTGGTCGTTCAGTTTCACGGATGAGTCGCCGGAGCATCTTCTGGGGTCGGGGTCGCGGTCGGGGTCGTTCACGCTGCCGACGTTGAAGCGTGTCCCGAATGTGCCGACGTCGCCGGCGTTGTCTCGGGTGTCGGATACGCAGTTGCGGGGGTCGTGGGCGCAGTCGAACGCTGGGAACCAGCAGCCGACGACGAACGAGTACCGCACTCGTGTGAATGGTGGGTCGTGGTCGTCGGCAACGTCGGTGTCGGCTACGACGTCGACGACGATCCCCACGGCAGCGAACCGTAAGACCGAGATGCAGGTGCGTGCCCGAAACTCGGCGGGCGCGTCGGCGTGGTCGTCGATCTCGGCCCCGGCTTACACGACGCCGGGGACACCGACTGCGGTGACGGCGACGAAGGATGCTGCGCTCGACATCACGGTGAAGTGGACGCCTCACGTTGGGTACACGGAGCATCAGCACCTGGTCGAGCATCAGGCGGATGGTGGAGCGTGGACTGCACTGGCGACGGTCAACGCGGGCACCACCTCCTACAAGCACTCGT